AGTTAAAAACTACCTACATATTAACGCCGATATTAGCCCCGTCCAGACGGGGCTTTTATTTTTTGTACATATATGTATAATATCCCATATCACAAACTATGTAGGAGGCTTTTATGCCAAAACAATACACTTTAAACTTAACAAAAAAAGAACTTGCTATTCTTGAACATTGTCTAGAACTTTTAGGAAATGAAATGTTAGCAGAGGCTGAAGAAACACAAAAAAAATATCGTTTTTATACGCCTAGTAAAAGAAGAGCGCACAATAGTTTAGTAATTAAATTTTTAGAAACAAAAAACGGAGGATAATTAAATGGCTAAACAATGGATAATAGATATATCCAGTATTTATGAACAAGACGAAAGACTTGTTAAAATACTATTTAATAATCCACATTTAGAAAAAAAGTTTCTACATAAAATGGTAGATTCAGGAAAAATTGAAATAGTACAATTTTATGACCAAAAAACGGGAGTCACTAAATGAGAAACAACCCAGACGATATATCAAATCAGTTTATTAATTTTATAAAAAAAGAGTTAAAAAAGTTAGAAAAAGAAACTAATTATGCAACTTATGATGATTATGATCACGAAGGGCATGATGATTTAAATATTTATTTTGATCGTGGACGTAATGTTTTAGCTTGTAATATTTTAAGTAAAATAAAACAGTATGAAAAAATGGAGGACTACACAAAATGAACGTAAATGATTTAATTAAACACTTACAAGATCTAGTAAAACAAGATTCTGATATTGGAGAAATGTTTATTAGAGTTATTGAACAATCAGAATATGAAAACTTGGACGGAAAAATTGACGGCGATAGCAAACCTAATTATTGGATAGATTTAAAAAAACAAATATTAGTATGTCCAATGCCAACGGGCAGTATGCCCTCCGATCCAAACCATAAAGGCGAAATAGTTCTTGTAGGCGAAGAATAAACTTATTTGGAAAAGCTGACAAAAGACCCGTTAATTGACTTTAACGGGTTTTTTTTGTACTTATTAAAAATCACATTAACTTTATAGGAGAAAAAACCAATGGCATTACATTATAATTATAAAGAATGTAATCTTGACGGCGTACCCGATCATGTAATTACTGAAATGATTTATTGTACAATGGTTATTGAAATTGGACATTTTACCGAGAAAAATATTAAAGATGTTTTTTATAGAATTTCTATAGCTGAAATGTTTAACGGATGCCCTTTTCATTATGAACCAAAAACATTTAAATCAATACTTGCTGATATGGATTTATTAAAAAAGTTTATAGGGTTAAAAACAAATGTAGGTAATACACCCATGAGGAAATGGTTTAGTAAAAAGTTAAAAGAACAACAAATATTAGACGCTAGAGAGGAGAAATTTAACAATGCCAAAAGATAAATTAAATTTAGATAAGCTTATGAATAATCTAAATCAGGTAGGCTTAAACGTCATAAATTTTGATGAACATTTTCAGGAACAGTTTTTTAACGAAAAAGAAAACGAAAAAACCGAAGATAAAAAACATAAATCAAATAAATAAACTTATCTGGAAAAGCTGACAAAAAACCCGTTAATTGACTTTAACGGGTTTTTTATTATTATATGGGATAAATCACATCTTTAATTATAGGAGATTTAAAAAAATGATTAATAACAAGCAAATTAAAACTATTAATAAAATGTATGATTGCTTTCAGTTTATGAATAATATTACTTGGACAAAACACCGAGACGAAATTTATAAACTAGAGTTAGGCTATGAAAAAGCACACCGTAATTTTTGTTATGGTAGAAATTACGGAAAATTTACGGCGAATTTATCAGCAAAATTTTTTACTTGTAAACATATGTTCGAATCAATAAATGCTTATAATAAATTTATTAATGAAAATGAGAGTCGGGGCTTGTACAAAGTTAAAGATTATCTTGGAATTAAAAAAAGTATTTTCCACGCCCAATCTTTTGTTGAGAATCACCAAAAGCAGATTCAAGACTTTTTGCAATTTCAATTATCATCAGATTTATTTTTAGATTTTGATAAATTAGATTATAGGGATTTGGTAAAAATGGAGGAAGTTGCTTAAATGATTTATTTATTTTTCCAAATACTTTGTTTTATTTCTTTTTGTGTATTCTGTTTATATTCATTAATTGTTTTTACATAATTAACCACCAAATAAAACGAATTAAGCGCCGTTATTTTAACGGCGTTTTTTTTATTTACACTTTCTTTTTTAACGCTCTAGAAACAGCCGTACGGCGTCCTAATGTTATTTAGTATTAAATAGTTAATTAAGGCGCCAAGGAGCGCCCAGAGATAGCCGAAACCTATAGAACATGAATAATGTTACATAAATCTTAATTTGGATTCGTGCAGCTGCTTCCAGACGCTCAAAACATGATTCTAGAATTAGTTGCTGCTTTTTTTTATTAATCGTCCGGGATCCGGGCGCCGTGATCCACGAAGCAAGCGCCGAGATCCACGGCACCAGCTGGGCGAGATAAGAGCGCCGACGCTTAAAAAATTGCTTAGGATCCTTGGATAATAAAGGTTAAATCGCGCGCAAAAAATTAAGAAAAACGGCGAAAAATCGACGGCGCGCGTGCGTTGGCTAGCGCAGGCATGTGCTAAGTTTTTCACAAACAATTAGATAAAAATTGAAATAGCGATTAACTATAGTATAATAAGCCATAAATCGCATAAATTAAGATACGTTAGGGGCCCCTATATGGAAGTTACATCACACGACGAGAGACGCTTAAAACTCGAACTACGTTTAGCGCAAT